TAGAAGTGAGTGAAGTATTGGATAAATATGATTTGATATCATTAGATTCTTTGACAAGAAATTCTATAAGATTTTTTTTGACTGCACAACAAATCTGTGATAGTAAAAATATTCGATTCGTTCAAGTAATGGGTATGCCACCAACAAGAAAGTCTTTTGAAGAAAGTGCTTGTAAAACATTAATTGATAGTCCATTATATGATGAAATAAACGAATCATTTATAGGGTGGCCAATTTTTCCACAAATTGATGGATTTTCATGTGGAAGTAAACTTTATGAACTTGACCCTAATAGAGAGAAATACTTTATTAATTATGACAATGTTCACCCAAATGCAAAAGGACAGGAGTTCATAACTGAACTATTATATAAAGAGGTAACAAAAAATGGCAGTATTTAAATTATTAGAATCAGATAATGCAGCTTTACAAGTTAAATTAGAAGATTGTAATTCAGAACTAAATCGTGAAGAAATAAAGAATAATCTAATAGATACCATGAAAGCATATGAAGGTATTGGATTATCTGCGAATCAGATAGGTGTACTTGAAAGAGTATTTGTAATGTATGATGCATCTACACTAGATTCGCCTGATAAAAAGGTTATTGCGTGTTTTAATCCTAAAGTTATATCCGAATCAGTTAATACCGTTATGATTGAAGAAGGTTGTCTATCCTATCCAGGCTTATGGATAAAGGTGACTCGTCCAGAGTCTATTGGTGTAGAATATGAAGATGAAAATGGTAAAGTAATAAGGGATAATTTGAATGGGTTACAGTGTCGTATATTCCAACATGAATATGACCATATGGAAGGTTCAGATTTTACAAAGAAAGTAAGTAAACTGAAATTAGATATGGCAATCAAGAAACAAAAGAAAATGGAAAAACTTGCAACGAAGTTAAAAGAAAGAACAGAAGCAAGATTAGAAAGAGATAGACAGAATCAAATACTTATGTCATAAGGGGCCATAGCTCAGTTGGGAGAGCGTCTGGTTTGCAACCAGAAGGTCGTGGGTTCGATCCCCTCTGGCTCCACCATTATATTATAGGAAGGGATTATGAATTTATTACATTGGAGTTTAATTAAAAATGAAAAAAAATATAAAACAATTACAAAAGAAGGTGATAAAAATGGAATTAGGTAATCCTATAATAACAGCTTTAGTAGGTCTTGTTATATTTTATATCGGACTAAAGATGTTTTCTGGTGGTATGAAATCAATGGGAAATTTAGAACATCTCTCTTGGTTTACTGGTAACATTATCTTTATGTTTTTTGGTGGTATTATTATGACACTACTTTGGCAATCGTCAAGTTTATCTACGACTGCAATCATAGCATTAGTTGCATCTGGTGCTATACCTTTACCAGCTGCAATTGCGTGTGTATTGGGTGCAAATCTAGGTACAACAGGAACAATATGGTTAGCAGGGTTTCTTGTATCTGATGGTATGCCCAAAGGTGATACACTAAGAATTGCAATGGCACACACAGGTGTTAACTTGTTTATGGCTGCAACTCTACTGCCTTGGGTTCATCATATTGGTAGATTCCTTACAAGGTTTTAATCCAATATCTACTATCTCTATCAAAACGAATCGATTCGCATTGATTCGTTAATTTCTCATATTTACCTACATAAAAAACCTAATAAAAACAAGAGTTTATATACATACTTGACAAAGTAATAGTGTTTTGATACAATTAATTGTAATCAAGTGATGAGGATTAAATATGAAAAATAAGTCAATAATTGCGAAACTTCTTTCTGAAGAAGACATTTTTGTAGTTAATAAACAGACACAAACTGCGGCTTTCAATGTGGAAACTAGAGAGTTGATTCTTCCTATATGGAAAGAAGAAATGTCTAATGAGGTTGCAGATTTATTTGTATGCCATGAAATAGGTCATGCGTTGTATACATCTAAAGATATGTTGACTAAAATGATTGATAGAAAACTTGATAAAAGTTATGTAAATGTGATTGAAGACGCTAGAATTGAAAAAATGGTTCAAGAGAAATATCTTGGAACTAAATCTGTTTTCAAAAAAGGATATAATGAATTATCCACAAAAGATTTCTTTGGAACTAAAGGTAAGAATTTATTAGATTTTAATTTAATTGATAGAATTAATCTTCATTTTAAAGGTATGGATAATGTTCCATTTTCTGATGTTGAAAAAGAATGGGTTAAAAAAGTTGATAATGTAAAAACTGAAGATGATGTTTTAAATCTTGCAGAAGAACTTGCAAAATATGTAGAAGAAAATAAAGAATCTCAAGGAAGTGATTCTGGAGAGGAAGAAATAGTTCAAGTTGAAACTAATAATAGTTCCTCTGGAGCTCAAGAAGAAAATAATGAAAATCAAGAAACTTCTACTTCTTCTGAAAGTTCTGATTCTGAAGAAGAAGAAAATGAAGAAGAAAATAATTCTGGTGAAGGTTCTGATGAGGAAGTTGAAAATTCTGATGAAAAAACAGAAGAAACTTCTGGTAGTAAATTTCAAGGTGGAAGTGATTATGAACATAAACATTCTGCTAAAACTGATTTAAATTTTAATAGTAAAATGGAAGAATCCAGAGATTTAGATGCAAGGGATAGAGTATATTCCAGAATTCCTAAAGTTAAACTTGAGAATGTAATTATTTCCAATAAAGAAATTATGGAATTATGTAGAAAAAATTATACTTTTTCACCATCTGCTGGCGAAAATAAATTTTATACTACAACTAAACAAGAAGTTGAGAAATTTCAACAAGACAGTAAAAAAGTTATTTCCTACATGGTTAAAGAATTTGAAATGAAAAAAGCTGCAGACCAATATGCAAGGGCATCTACTTCTAAAACTGGTGTTCTTGATATGGGTGCGTTACATACTTACAAATTCAATGAGGATTTATTTGCAAAAGTTACTACTTTGCCAGGAGCTACTAATCATGGTATGGTGATGTTCTTGGATTGGTCTGGTTCAATGCATACAAATCTTACTCAAACATTAAAACAATTATATAACTTAGTATGGTTCTGCGATAGAGTAAAAATTCCTTATGTAGTTTATGCGTTTTCTGACCAATGGGAAACACAAGGTTCTTGGACTGGTTCTGGAAGGGTAGACAGTAAAATACAAGATGGCTCTAAAGGTAGTGATATGTGTATCGAAGATGTAAGACTTCTTGAAATGTTTTCAAGTAAGATGAGTAAAAAAGAAACAGCTGAAATGATGCATTATACACATATGATGGGTGAATATTATGTTGGTTATAGAGATTGGAGAGAAAATGGTTATCCAATAAGCGTTCCAAAAAAAATACAATTAGGTGGGACTCCTCTTAATCATGCAATTGTAGTTGCAATGGATTTATTACCTAAATTCAAAAAAGACACTGGAGTCCAAAAAGTAAATACAATATTCTTAACTGATGGGGATAGTCATCAAATTCAACAAAGTTGTTCTAAAGAATATATTACTAGTGGTTACAAAAATGTTGCAGTAATAACCGATCCTATTACAAATGAAACAGTTTCAAGTAAAGAGAATACTAGGGGTAACCAAACAACTATGTTACTTTCATTACTTAAAAAAAGAGTTTATGGTATGAATATCATAGGATTCTTTGTTGCTGGTTCTGGTAAGAAGGGTATTGTAAAAAGACAAATAATTTGCTGGAAAATGAAAATTTGTGAATATAATGATGTAGATAAGTTAAAAGAGTATCAAAAAGAATTAAGAACTAATAAAGTTCTTGTTTGCAAATCTCAAGGATATGATGAGTATTACATTTTACCTTCTGTGCCTAAAGTTGATGAAATTGAGGAAGAAGGTTTACAAGTAAAAGAAGGTGCTAAAACTGGAGAATTAAAGAGGGCCTTTGCAAAGTTTTCAAGTAGTAAGACTTTAAATAGACAACTATTAAATAAATTTATTGATAAAGTTGCATAAAGTACTTGACAAACTATGGTATATTTGGTACTATAATAATAGATGATGATTCGTAATAATAATAACAATTTGAGAGGTGAAAAATGAAAACCAAAGAAAAGTTTCTAATTGAAGCAACTAAACAATATGGTAATGAAGCAATTCTTACCAAAGAACAAGTTAAACAAGTTTGCAATGATGCAAATATCAAAAGTTTTGGATTTGGACAATTGGTTCAAGCCGGAATGTCTGCTGGTAAAGATAAGATTAAATTAGAATCAGTTGATGTTTCAAAAAGTGATAATATTAATGTTGTCCAAACTAATATTGTCAATGAAGTTAAAGAAGTTGCTCAAGATAATGCAAGTGTTAATTTGATGATGAGTAGTGATATCGAAAATCTAGTTCCTAGTAAATTTGATGGGTTTGTTGCGTGGGGTCATCATTCCACAATTAAACAAATCGTTAAGTCTGGAATATTCTATCCAGTTTTTGTGACAGGATTATCTGGTAACGGTAAAACTCTGATGATTGAACAAATTCATGCTGAAATGAAAAAAGAGTTAATTAGGGTTAATATCACAATCGAAACTGATGAGGACGATTTACTTGGTGGTTTCAGATTGGTAAATGGTGAAACAAAGTTTGTGCCAGGGCCAGTTATCGAAGCAATGGAAAGAGGTTGCACTTTACTTCTTGATGAGTGTGATTTAGGTTCAAACAAGTTAATGTGTTTACAACCAGTTCTTGAAGGTAAAGGTGTTTATCTTAAAAAAGTAAATAAGTGGGTAACGCCTAAAAATGGTTTCAATGTAATGGCTACTGCCAATACTAAAGGTAAAGGTTCAGAGGACGGAAGGTTCATTGGAACTAACATTCTGAATGAGGCTTTCCTTGAAAGATTTGCAGTAACAATCGAACAACCATATGCTTCAAATACAGTTGAAAAAAAGATTGTTCTTGGTTCAATGAAGAAGTATGGTAAGGTTGATGAAAAGTTTGCAGAAAACTTAGTTCAGTGGGCTGAAGTGATTAGAAAAACATTCTATGATGGTGGAGTTGATGAAGTGATATCAACTAGAAGACTTGACCACATAGTTAAGGCCTTCGCAATCTTTGGAGATAAAATGAAATCTCTAGACCTTTGTGTTGCAAGATTTGATGAGGATACCAAAGTTTCCTTCTTGGATTTATATTCCAAGATTGATGCTGGAGTTGACCCTCTTGCAGAAAACAAAGAGGAAGAAGAAGTTGAAAAAGAAATCGTTAACGATTAATCATAAAAAAATTATCATAGGGGTTGAAATTTGATGTTTCAATCCCTATATAATAATATGAGGATGCCATTAAGGGTCTTCATATTTTAATCTTGCTTAATAAAGGAGAAAAATTATGGTAAGCAAATCTTTAAGTCTATTCGACCACATAAATTCACTAACACCTTATTCAATCGGTTTTGATACAGTCTTTGATAGACTGAGTCAAAATATTGATAACAGTAGTTATCCACCTTACAACATTCGTAAAGTGGGTGAATTTGATTATACTATTGAACTGGCTCTGGCTGGATTCAGTAAAAAAGATATTGAAGTAAAAGTTGTTGACGGAGTTATTACTATTAAATCAATAAAAGAAAACTCTGAAGATGATGAAACTTTATATCGTGGAATTTCATATCGTAAGTTCACTAAGAAATTTAGTCTTGCTGATGATATGGAAGTTAAAGGTGCAAAACTTGATAATGGTTTATTGAGTATTGACCTTGAAAGAATTGTTCCAGAGGAGAAAAAACCTCGAACAATAGATATCAAGTAATGGGTACTTGATACATAAACATTTTATACAATGGAGATATTATGTATAAGAAACTGACTAAAAAAGAGAAGATTATTAATCTTCTATCTAAAGGCAAAAATGTTACTTGGAAACATCTAAGAAATCGTTTTGACTTGAAATCACCAACTGCTATGATTGACACAATCAAGAAAGAAGGTCATGTGGTATACACAAACCAAACTTCTGATGGTGTTGCATACAGAATGGGACAACCATCAGCCGCTATCATTGCAGCTGGTATTAAAAAAGTTTTGGGTGTAAAATACGCATACAAAACTTAATCCAAAAAAATGTAAAAGAGGGGTTGACAAAGACCCCTCTTTTATGTTATGGTCAATACAGTAAACGAATCTGTGAGGAGTCTATATAATGGTTAAAGAAATAGATGTTGGCGCTTCCCAAATGGGAATAGAAGTATTAACTAATAAAGGTTCTAAAGACAATCCCACCAAATCCGTAGAACTTCAAAAAGCACCAGATAAACCTTACACCATAGAAGATCATAGTAAAATGTTTGAAGCAATGGGTAATCCAGAGAAAGCTGCTGAATTAAAGGCAGCTGCAAAAGATGCTTTAACTAAGGAAGGAAAAAAAGTGCAAAAAGATAATGATGAAGAAAAATATAATCTAATACCTAGAAAAGAATATATTAATGCAGCCAATGATGCAGCTGAAGATGAAAAGAAAAGACAAGAAAAAGAAGAACGCCAAAAAAAATCTAGAGAACTTGCTGAGGAATATAATAAAAAACAAGAAGCTGGTGAAGATGTTTCAGAATTTGAAGGTGAAGAACCAGATAAAAATCCAGGCGGTTTAGAAATTGCAATGCGTCCTAAACTTGCAGTAAATGTAATGAGAGTGCAATTTCCACTTAATGTAATAGATGAATTTAATACACATATTGATGATGTAGTTATTCCAGCAAATGTAGATGCTGGTGGTGGATTAGTTGGACAAATTAGACAAAACGAAAGGTCTGGACAACTTACAGTTGACCATAATGATGATGGTGTTGGAAAACAATTATCAGATGTTCTATTAAGACTTGGGCAAGAATATATGACCAGAGTTACAGGAATGGAATCTGAAACATCAATGGAAACAATGTGGACTATTCATAGTTATGAAGGTGATTACAATCCAGTACATGATCATGGCACAAGGACTCCAATGGGATTATCTTGTATACTATATTTAAAAGTTCCACCACAAATAGAAAAACTTGGAAATCCTTCTGAAGAATTTGAAGGACTAAATCATTCTTCTGGTGCTGTTGATGGATTTACTTATTTAACTTGGGGTGTAAATGGTATGAGAGATATCAATATACTTCGACCAATAACAGAAGAATATATTAAGCCTGATGTTGGGTTGTTGTTAATGTTTCCATCATGGTTAAGACATGGTGTGATGCCTTTCTTTGGAGAAGGCGAAAGAAGAACTTTTTCTGCAAACATTAATGTAACACCTAAGAAAAAAATAACTGGCGATTATTATAGAAAACACACACCAAAGGGATAATATTATGTCATTGAAAGATATCGCAGATTCGTTAAAAGAAAAAAAACAATCTTCTGCTGATAACACTATTCCTATTAATAAAGAATTTGTAGGTCATGGTGAAAATATTAATATGAGAATTCATACAATTCCAGCATTAAAACTTCTCCATGTAAATATTCCAATGGGGTATATTAATGCAATAAATGAACATATTGATAATGTGATTATTCCAAATAATAAAAGTTTTGCTGATGGACTCGTTGGACAAATAAATCAAGATAAGAAATCTGCACAATTAGATTTTCCATTTGATACTGAATTTGGACAAGAGTTTCAAAAATTTATGGAAATGTGTGGAACAACTTATTTGCAAAAGGCACATGACAGACAATCAAAAGCAGAAGCATTTCAGTGTTGGACGGTTCATAGTTATGCAGGCGATTATAATCCATTTCATAGTCATGGTGTTCATACTAGGGCTGGACTTTCATGTATACTCTATTTAAAAGTTCCAGAATGTATTGAACAAAATAAGAATAAAGAAACTATGATTAAATTAACTGAAGCTACAGGCCAATGTGATGGTTGGACACAATTAATTTGGGGCCAAAATACTCGAAAAGAATTGTATGAATTAAAACACCAAGAACAAGAATATATATTGCCTATTGTTGGCAAATTAATTATATTTCCACATTGGTTAAACCATCAAGTAATGCCTTTCTTTGGTGAAGGAGAAAGAAGAACTTTATCTTGTAACTTTAATGTTTATGATACAAAAGAAGAATCAATGAAATATATGAGTGAAAGAGAGAAAAGGATATACGAATCTGAAAAAAAATAATTTTTAATAATATAATGAACAGGTGAATAATTATGTATAAATTTGATGAGGATAAAACTCTAAAAGAAATAAAAAAATATATTGACTCTACCTATGATGCACATTATAGTAAGAGTAAGTTCCAAGCAACTGAGTTTATAATAGATGCTGGACATGGAGAAGGGTTTTGTATCGGCAACATACTCAAGTATGCTCAACGATACGGAAAAAAGAATGGTAAGGATAAAAAAGACTTGCTAAAAGTGATACACTATGCAATAATAGCATTGCATATAAATAATATGGAGAATAGATAATGAAACTGAGTAATAACACAATATCAGTATTGAAGAATTTTGCCTCTATTAATCAAAATCTAGTGATTAAAGAAGGTAATGAAATTACAACAATGTCTGCAATGAAAAACATTGTTGCAAAAGCAGAAGTAGAAGAAACATTTACAAAAGAAGTTGCAATTTATGATTTGAATGAATTCCTTGCAGCTTTATCTTTGTTTACGAATCCTATACTTACTTTTAATGATGGATTTGTAATGATAACAGAAGAAAATAGTAACAAAGGAACATCTCTAAAATATTTTTATTCAGACCCTTCTGTTGTAACATCACCAAGTAAAACAATTACTATGCCAAGCACAGAGGTAACTTTTAGATTAAGTGATGCAGATTTAAATAAAGTTCAAAAGGCTGCTGGTGTAATTGGAGCTCCAGACTTAGTTCTAGAGAAAATTGATAATAGAACACAACTTACAGTGAAGGATAAAAAGAATGACACTGCTAATAACTATTCTATTGATATTGATGTAAAGAGTGAAGGTAAATATAATTTCTACTTTAAAACAGAAAATCTAAAAGTGTTGCCTGGCACTTATGATGTTGAGATATCTTCTAAAAACATCAGTCATTTCAAAAATGGTAAAACAGAATATTGGATTGCACTCGAGCCTGAATCTAAATACGAAGTTTAGGAGAGTGTTACATGGAAACTTTTTTATGGGTCGAAAAGTATCGTCCTACAACAGTAGACGATTGCATTTTACCAAGTGAACTAAAAACAACATTCTCAGAGTTTGTTAAAGACAAACACATTCCAAATCTTATTTTATCTGGTGGGCCTGGCATTGGTAAGACAACCATTGCAAAGGCTATGTTAGATGAAATAGGTTCAACATCAATGATGATAAATGGTTCTGAAGAATCTGGTATTGATGTTCTACGAACTAAAATCAAGAACTTTGCATCTACTGTTTCTTTAGAAGGTGGACGAAAGTATATCATATTAGATGAGGCAGATTATCTCAATCCACAATCTACACAGCCTGCATTGCGTGGGTTTATGGAAGAATTTCATAAGAATTGTGGATTTATTCTGACTTGTAATTATAAGAATCGTTTAATTGAACCACTACATAGTCGTTGTAGTGTTATTGATTTTATAATTCCAAAAGCACAAAAACCAGACCTTGCAAGAATTTTCTTTGATAGAATTAAAAAGATTCTGCAAGAAGAAAATATAAAATATGATAATAAAGTTGTTGCAGAACTTCTTAATAAATACTTTCCAGATTGGAGAAGAGTCCTAAATGAACTTCAAAGGTATTCTGCATCTGGACAAATAGATTCTGGAATACTTGTTAATTTATCAGAGGTAAGTATCAATGAACTTATGCAAGCACTTAAAAATAAAGAGTTTACAACTGTTAGAAAGTGGATTGTTCATAATCTCGATAATGACCCTATCCGTATCTATCGTCTTATTTACGATTCTTTATATGATTGTCTTGACCATTCTACTATTCCCCACGCTGTTTTGGTTCTCGCAGAATATTCTTACAAGTCTGCGTTTGTGGCAGACCAAGAAATAAATATGTTGGCCTGTATGACGGAGTTAATGGGACAGGTGAAATTCAAATGAGTTATGAATTAAAAGAGTATCTCAACGCAATCAATCATAGAAAAGAAAATCTTATGGATAGCGAAGATGAGATGTGGGAGAAGAAATATCCTGCTTTTA